TTAAGCTAGGTTGGTTAGAAAATAATAAGGAAAGCATTTTTAAGTATTTAAATTTATAAATAAGCGGGGGGACGCAGACGGTGACGCGGGAAAGCTTATATCTTTCTGATTGAGTGGGTTCAACTCCCACCCCCCGTACAATGATCTTCGACTACGTATGTTCGATTCGTACTGCCCGGACCATTTAAAACCACCTTTGATTCATAAGAGATAATAGGCAATAAAGCCTAATGTCCAGCGTTCCTATGGGAACATAATGAGGAGTAACACGATGACTTCGATGTTCGACTATGATGACACAGTAAACTTAGCTTTTGATGCCAAGATTGCTGGTAAGAATTTGGTGATTGCCAAGCATGAACTACTTACTAAGACTGGTGACTTTTTGTTCCTAGCGCACAGTGATCGTGAACTTGCTCTCCGTATGGGTATGGTTGAAGAAGATATTGAGAAGGCCGCTCATCGTAAGATGGCTAATATCAGTGACTCTAAGGCTAAGTTAGTCCGTGCTGTCTATGAGGAATGGCAACTACGTCACGCCAAGTGCACAACTTGCGTCAAGCAGGTTAAGTAGTATTAATCTACTATTATAAGTTAGGTTAATATGGATAATAAGTTTAATTCTAAGAATGCTGTTGACGCTATTAATAGCGATCGCTTTAACTATAGAAAAATTATTGCATCAGAGATTGGGTCGCAAGATCCTAATAAAATAATGCACCCCGGTGCCATGCCGCTCTTCGAGAATGATGACGAAGCTTACCAGTATTTATTAAGTGAGATTAAGAACGATAAGCTTCGAAGAGAAAATAAGAAGCAAGAGATACAAACAAAGATAGAAAAAGGGGAAGCTACTGTACTTCAGCCAAGCCCCGGAATGTATCCAATAAATTTCAGAGAAGAGCCTAGAGACATAAAAGTGGCTTTAGACCCAAGAATTAGTTCTACTAGCTATGATGACCATTTCCATGATTATAATTCAGAGTTTGATCCAGATGACTATGAGCATCAACAAGGTATTGATGATAGATTCATAGGCGATTATGCTAGAGAATCAGACGGATTTGGCGATGATGATAGCTTAGAACAAATGCTTAGAACAGAAAGCTGCGAGTATTGTAAGGGTCGTGGATGCGATAGCTGTAAAATCCCAGAAGAAACTTCAGAAGATTCCACCCATGAACTACATGGTTTTCATGAAGATGAAGATGAAGGCGCCACAGATGATGACAACGAGAGCATAGACGAAGATAAAGTCGTTTGTCCTTCATGCGATGGTATGTCAAGTATCAATAAGCTAGAAAAGCATGTTTATAATGACACTCATTGCTCTGGATGCAAGACTAAAGACTGTGGTTCAGACAAGAGCAATAGAGCTCCTCATTGCCGTGGATGTGGGAATGTTGAAGGATGCGAAGGTAGATCACGTCAAGAGTGGACAAACAAAGACAAAGATGGCAACCTAGTAAACGTCTGTAAAACATGCGGCAATGAAGGTGAAGTCACTCCAAACGTTGCTTACTCCATTGAGAGAAATGATGAATCTACCGAGGACGAAACAAGCGGGGCTCCAAAGGGCAAAGGCAGTGTTCAGCCAAAAGAGATCACTGTAAAACATGATACTAACGCAGAAGATTTTAGTGATCCAATTTTACCTGATGATGAAAATAATCCAGCAGTTTCTTCTGCCATGGATAAATTAAAGAGCTTAAAAAAGATTAAAAAACCTTCAAAATCATCAAGACCGAGCACGGCTTTTTCTAACCTATTTGAATCACGATCGTTGGAAAGAAATTTAGATGATTCAGAGTCTGAAGAAGTACCCAAGGTAGAAGAGCCATCGATTAGTGCAAAGAAACATCCAAAAGATTGCATACTTTGCAAGGGCACTGGAATCTTACCAGATGATGAAATAGCTAAAGTGAATAAAAGTGATGAATACAAAGAAGGCATCGCTGAGATCAGAAGAAGCACGCCAGATAAAACTGAAGCTAGAGAAAAACTCAACGATTTCATGGAAGACCAGTACGCATGCAAAGGGATGACTGATGTCGGACGCTGAATACGATCCAAACGCTAATTGTTGGTTGTACGACTTAAAGAAAACGCTCCCTAGCCGTACGTTTAAAAAACTTTATGGTGATTGGGGCCCCTGTGATGATCAGGATAGAACGACGCCTGATTTCTTAGCGCAAAGGAACGAACGTCGTGGTGACCCAGATTATGAAGAAAGCCTGAAAAGAGATAAGCCAAAAGGTCGTATCTTGCTTCAACGTACTGGAACAGATGTAGTGCATTGCTGTGATAACCATGCTAATCCAACAAGAAAAACTCATGTTTTTATGGAAAATGTTATGAATTCTTTAAGGCCATTGAACCAAGACGAGTCTCCAGAGATGCAGAGACGAATCAGTGCTCGTGGTGATATAGAAAAAGAATCGATTCTTAGAAGGTATAATAATTCTATTAAACAAAAAACTAAAGAAAAGTTTAATAGTAGGAGTTTAAGCATTGATCCATCGGAGCATGACTGGAGTTCTGACCCAATCATAGGTTTCGATGATATAATACCAGATATTGATGTCCCAGATGAAGTCCCTACACCAAAGCCATTAATTTCTCCTAAGAAAGATATAATTCCTGAGCAGCAAGAAGTTGCTGTTACTCCCTCATCGGTTCCAGAAGAAGATATTGTTCAGAAACCAAAACCAAGACTTTGGGATAAATAGGTAGATACTAAACTATGTTTAAATTCATTTTTGCACAAAAAAAGACCGCTGCTGGTGAGAGAATCGTTGTTAACATGCAACAGCATGATAATGAACAAAAAGAACTAGAAGCTCAGGCTCTGCGTAAGCCATCTAAGGGTAATACGCCGACAGAAACGATCATCAATAAACCTACACCTAGAACGATTAGTAGATCTATGTCAACGGTTCTTAGATTGCTTGATCAGTCTAACATTCGTGATAATAAAGGCACAAATGTTGGTCAGACCGCTACGAGTAAAGACCTAGAGCCAGATGATTTTACCAGTCTGATTAAGACTCATGGTGGTAAAGAATCTTTGCATAAAATCATTGGTTCATTATCAGACATTCCTTATACCGTTGGCGATGGGTTATGTGTTTGTGGCAATACACGAGATAAGCATGTCGATAGAGAGACTGCTGCTTCTTTCAATACTAGTAACCCAGATAACCATTTAGAAATCCATGAGTTTACACCACAAAGAATTGGTGGACAACCAGGTAACAAGTTCAGAGCAAGCCAATCAAAACTACTTGATATGCTTCGACCAGTAAAGCAAGAAGATGGTTCTGAAAAGAGTGATTTCGCGAAAGTGTTTGACTCTAAAGACGTTGAGGGTGATTATCTCCCGATGACGCGTGTTGGTACAAAAGGTATAAAGTTCAATCGTTATGAAACTTGGGCTGATGCACAAAGAGGCCGTGGTCAACAAACTCAGAACTTTTTAACAAAATATGCTAATAAATTATCTAAGTGCATTTACTGTGGATTCAATGGTAAAAAAGAGCCTAACCAGCGAGATAATAGTACATTATGCGGTGATTGCGAAAAAGGTAAAATAACGCTTAGAAGCAAAGTGGGTGCTGACGGTAAAAAGACAAGAGTTCCTTTTACGATTGGCCTCGGTGGTGGTAAGCAAAAGTATTTCGATGAAGAAGATGCCCCAGCCTGCAAGAGTTGCGAAGGTAAGGGTTCTAGGACCAATAGCTACAAAACTGGTGAAACACAAGTAGAATGCTCTTCTTGTTCTGGCTCTGGTAAAGATACTTCTGCTTTTTCTTGTACAAATTGCCATTCTGATAAAGGCAGTATTCCTTTAACGCCCGATAACACGTGCCCAAATCCTAAATGCAATGAAGGTTATGTTCTCAACGAAGGTAAAGCTATTAAGCCTAGGCCTAGAGTCAATGAGTTCGCAAAATCTTTCATGGGTAACCCACGTTTTGCTACACTTTTTAGAAGTTCTATGCCTGCTAATACTGGGGTGGACACTTGGAAAGCCCATGGCGATAAAGATTGTACACGTTGCCATGGTGATGACGAACATCAGACAGAGCACGGTCTACCATGCAACTGTAGGATTGGAAGTTTCGAAGATACAGACACCTTACCAAGTGGTATGAGACTGATTCACCCTGAGCATGTAGATATCCCAGATTTTCATTATTTACGAGCGATGAGCGATGCTTATGACGGTGATCTTGCGTCTAGCCCACATGAGATCCATCACATGCCTAACCTTGAGGACCCCGAAACAAATAAAACACCATTTGAGCAATATGGTACTGGTTCGCGACAGGAGTACGGTCAAGGACAACGACCAATCGATCAAAGAATGTTTCTTGGAGTCTATTCAAACGGTAAAAGAGTTCCTAAGTCTGTGATCGATAGATTGAATGTGAAAAGTAAAAAGAATTGGTCTAGTGCCAATGCAAAGTACTGTGCTTCTAGCGCAGACCTCGCTGACTTGAAAGAAGAGCTTAAAGATATTAAGAGTTGGCCTGATGTCGTTGCTGAACGTAAGCCATTGAAGCTTAAGTTGCGTAAGACTAGGGTGAACGAAGATGACTTCCCAGAGTCTATAAAAACTCCTGTAAGTTCTCTAGAGAGTGCTGTAGGAAGCTTATCCGACTCTGCCACTGGTAAATATAATGATCTTCTTGATACCATGCACAAGCATTTAACAAAAGCAGCTATCCCAAGCAACCCCAATAAGGTTGAAGACATGACACGCTGGCGTAAACTTAGTCAGACTCTTTTATCAGAAGTTGGCAGAAGCCATGGAGAATCTTCAAGAAAATCTATCGAAGAATCAATCTCTAATTTCCCCTCAATGAGCCCTAAGGGTGCAACATCCACAGAAAGCGAAGAGGCCACTCAGAATGTCTAAGAAGAAATTTAATTCAAAGATCGTTGTAGCAGCCGGTGAGTATGAGGGTCTTAGTACTGAAGAATTAAAATCAATGGGCATGCAAGTCCATGAACCAAAGCCTCGAGAAACTTCTAGTTCAGAAGAGGCAGGTGGTAGGCCACAGTTCTCGCAACTGCGTACTGTCAGTAGAGAACCTCTTCAAAGAGACCCTATAATCAATTATAGACCCGATCGAAACTTATCTGCTGAAGAGCGAGTCGAAGTATCACGGGTTGATCCTGAGGAATTTGAAGCTAAAAAACGTAAGATTTTAGAAAACAAGAATCCTGAATCTATCGCTAGAACTAGCAGACAACGTCAGAATAGAAGTGATATGCACTTGAAGAGAGCTGTGCTCTCTTTGATCGATCGAACAGCTAGAGAAGCTTATCCATGCACCGATTGTAATGGTGCTAAAAACGGTGGTAAGCCAATTGTGCCCACCGAAAGTGACCAAACACCAGAATTCTGTAGTTGTGGTAATACTGGTACTTCTTTAAAAAATCCGTTAAGAGATGTTTTTAATTTAAAGAAGTATGCTAAAAATCACAATAAAGCAGCAGCTTACCACGAGAAATATTGCACAGAAAGAGCTTGTGGTACAAGATGTGTTCTAAACGCTCACCCATTGTGTGGTCACACTGATTCACAATGCAATAGCAGCTGCAAACACTATGCTGAACCATGTGGGCATATAGAAGAAAACCCAGAAGATAATTGTAAATCTTGCAAAAATAGAGGCATGATTGATAGGTTCCGTGCCCGAGCAATTAATTCTGGCGGTGAAGAAAAGCTGGATGAAAAACAGACGCACAGTAGACCTGGGTCTAATCCTGATGTTGCTAGCGTAACTGCACCGATCTCAGTAGTAGATGGCTTTAAACCGATTGCTACTGCATGGGATATGTTGGGTGGTAGGGAAGATAGCCCCATCCAAAAGTTTACACCAATAACTTTTACAAACCATGATACGTCTAACCCAGATGCTGATACAAGAGAAGGTGAACATCAACCTAATTTTGAAACTTATTACACATCAACTGCAGACCAATACACGGGTGTTCCTAGGACTCCTAAGAATGAGCATGGAATATCTCGGATCATGCCATCGCATAATACACCAGAAAACTGGTTTAAATCGATTTTTAAACAAAAGCTGATAAGAGATGATTCATCGTCTGTACGTGGTTATAAAGACAAACAGATGTGTGGTGTGGTCACGCACGTTAATAGAAGAGGTACAAAGTGCCATATTCTTGTCCGTGGCAATAACCAAGAAAATATACGGTCAGAACGCGGTACCCGTACACTTGGTCGACCAGATAGGAATATAGCCCTCGATGCTGGTGAGGGTATTAATCAATCATTCGATCGTGATTCTTCCGCCGAAGATAATCTGAAGAGATCAAAATTCCAACAGCATGTTTCTAATTTGTTCGATCATCTAAGGCCAATGCATGGCGAGCTGTCACCCGAGGATAGAGGCAATTGGATCTATTTGCGCAACGTTCCGATCGATAAGGTTGCTCGAATCAGCGATGTTACAGCACCACTGTTAGCAACTTCGGGGCATGTTATGCAAAATATAGACAAAAGTAAAGTAATCGATGGCTATAAAGGTAGTTCAAAGATTAAAGCTAAGACGATCTATAGAAGATCTTTGGGTATTTCAGCGCAAGAGTTTAGAGAAGGTGCCATTACTACACCCAGTAACTATGCTCGTAAAGCTATGAAATATTTGGGTAAAGATGCTCATAAGGCGCTCGATAAACTTGGAATCGATATAAAGCCTGGTCATCCTGAAATCCTATTGCCCGACGTTCTTGGTGCTGATTCTATCCCAAGCGTTAAGAAGCCTACTGACCGTGAATTAAAACCAGTAGAACCAAGTGGCAAGCAATTTAGCCAAACGGAGCTTCCAAAGTTTAAGATTGACATGCCTATACCAGATATGCCTGACGAAGTCGATTCTATGTCATCTGAAGAAAGTCAAAAAGACTTGCACGACACTTTGAGGAAGCACCTCAGAAGGAACCTGAGTGAAAAAGAAATGAATACTGCTATCGAAGGTTTTACTGAACAAGGTGGCATTCGCGGTGCTCTAAAGAACCTGGGAGAATCCTCGGGCGTAGACGAAGATGAGGATTATTAATGAATAAGAAGATAAGTTATATAGAGCCAAAGGATGCTCCAGCTGGAGTTCCTTGCAGATTCTGTGATATGCCTGCTAACACCGATGGGCTTGGACCAGTCTTTATTGATGGAACAGCTGTTGATAAGAAAAGGCCATTATTCTCACACGCCTATTGCCTGTTGAATTCTGGTGGATTAAAACAAGATAATCAAGATTTCTCTCTGCAAAATTTATTGCCTAACAATCTAAAGAGTGACAAAACGAATAATTTAGATGGTATTGCACCAAAGCCAATAATGACTGCTAGCTCAGAAGAAGATATCTGGGCTTTTGCTAACAAAAACCGTTTTTTTACTGCAAATGGTAACAAAATAGATGGTGTTGACCCAGCTGTTCAACCCGACGCCAAAGAAGAATACGCGGACGATGGTACTGGTGCTCCAATACCTCCAAGCAACTAAATAATGTAATTTATAACAGTACATACCATAGAGTGTGTATCCTCGTATAGGAGAAAACATGGAACCTCGTTTAAACATCAAAGTAGCTAGCCTTTTCGATAAGAAAGCTGACGCTTCGCCAGACAATAACTTTCAAGACCCAAGCCAGCAATGGATTGGTGACTTTATTGACGAAGACAGCAACCACTTCGATAAGAACATGCAGGCTTACGAAGAGCAGCGTCAAGGCTTAGGTGATCAGATCCAACGTTACGTTGATGAATCTCACATGCACGCCACTGACGCGAACCCTGCTTCAGACCCAGTACTTATGTCACAGAATCCTGCTTTAGTCAACAGTCGTGATCTCCAAGATGTGCCTACTAAGGCTGCTAGCAAGATTGCTTCACAATCTAAGGGTTTTCGTAATAGCCAAGCACGACCTGATTTTACAATGGGTGTTGTAGCTAACACGAACAAGGGAACGATTGTAGAATCACGTGTTGTTGCTGAGACACCAACTACTAAGATTGCTGGAACCGTTATTGCCGTAGGTGACCGTGAGTTCGCTGTTGTTTGGGATGACCGCACTGCCTCTGTAGAACGCAAGAGCGATTTCGAATTGGTAATTGCCGAATAACGACATGTTTAGAACTAAAAAAACTAAGATCATTTCTACCCCTGTAGAAGAGGTCCTTGAGGTTGAAGACCCATTTGTTGAGGAAGTAAAAAATGTTGTGCTTCCTCAACAAGTGGCCAATATAGAATTTTTGACTGTTGATAGCAACAATGGTGACATCCATTATGGTACATTGATTGATTATGACGAAAATCTTTATCATTATCAATGGGATAATAAATCGAAACGTATAATGCGTTTAATCGGTGTAGAGATCAACAAGTTAACTTGGGATCTTTGTGATGATGTGTTGCAGAAGTATTTTGTAAAAGCTAAAAAGCCAAAAGCTAAAGAGCCCATCGGACCACAAATCGAATCGATAATCAAGGATGCTTTGGTCCCAGTATCAAATGCGTTTAAGAATATTGATAATAAGTTGGATAAAGCATTGATTGCAAAAACAACGCCAACTCCAATTCAGCCTCCAATGCGAACGCAGCAACCACAACAGGTTCAAAGACCACAAACTATTCAAGCATCATCGAACCATGATGCACCCGCTATCAATGTCGCAGACGATGATATCAGTATTAACGCGTTGAGATTTTTAGAAAATTCACAAGATGATGGCCTAGGTATAGATTACATGAGCCTCTAGGAGAGATTATGAACGTCGCAGAAGGTAAAGGCCCAAAGCAAACAAAAAAGACTTGGCCATTGGGCCAGTTCGTTACTATCTACGGTAATGATAGCACCCCAGGAGCGGTAAACCCAGCGATTGTTCCATTCCCCACCTCATTTAGTGCTAGTGGTGTTGGCTACTCGACTACGAGCGGCAACGTTGGCTATGCTCAACCAGGTGCATTAAACCCAGGACTCAACCTCAACGTCAACGGCAATGGTGGCGTCGATGTAAGTTTTGTTTGTGCTCCTGATGCCCAGACAGCTTTAACAGACATACAAGCTATAACTGTCGTGCTTAATGCAGAAGCGAGTTGGTCTGGTACGTCTTCCTTGGCTTTGCAAGGAACCTATGATAGATTCACACCAAACTCATATTTCTTGAATGCAGCAGCATTATCTGGAAGCTATTCATCCACTAACTGGGCAACCATAGTAACTGGTACTATCACGACTGCGAATACTCCTGTACTGATGAAAGTTCCATCAACAAGCGGTTATTATTATAACGCTTATAGAGTTATAGCTTCAGGTGGCACAGGGATTATTGATTGGGCTATCCCTGGTATGTTTGCTGACCTCAGTGCTATGCAAGTTGGTCAAGAAGCGAACTGGATCGATGGTGGTATTGGTCAACCCAATATTGCTAGTAATAGCAACATCACTGCGTCTGGTGGTTCTGTAACCAGCTCAACTAAGTCCTCAGTAGCTTATTCGAACATAAAGTCTAACGAAGATTACATAGGATAGGAATACCATGGAACGTGAACAGAATATAAGAACAGCCAAGATTCGTCTAGTTGGTGCTAACTTCGATTTCAATGGTAACCCAATCATCCAGAACAAGGGTGGCGGAGTAGTGCGCTTCAGTGGTAACATAGATCAATACCCATGTGGTCACCAGTCTATCCCAGGCGTAAATGCCTGTAGCTGCACACTTTACTAGAAAGATCCTTTAATGGCATCAAAAGACTGGAGTGCTTCAACGGAATTAAACCGTATGAAGACAGCTGGTATCACGCTACCAAAGAACCCTATCGCTGGACGTGTTGCCGCACGAGACATGCTTGACAGGGCTAAGACCAGTGGATCAATGCTTAATGAAATTGGTCCAATGGCTACAGCTTTGGGTGGTCCGCCAGAAGGACGCCAACGTCTAAACAACTTAAAGCAAGGTTTTAATCTAGAGGGTGTTGCTAACACTCCTAATAGAAGATTAGCTGCAGCGACTGGATCAGATGCCCAATGGGCGCTTCCTAAGCTGCATGATCCATTTGAATACTGGCGTGAGCGTTGCGTTTTACCGGGGGAAGAAATTACTCTCCTAGATGGTCCAAAAAAGATTGAAGACGTTACCTACGGTGATCGAGCTCTTACCCACATGGGTAGATATCGTCGTGTACTTGATCTTGGCAACCAAGAGTATGAGGGTAAAGTTTATCAACTGAAGCCTCGTTACCGTACTGCTATCAACGTTACCGCTGACCACCCCATTTGGACACTTCGTGAAGATGGTGGACAATTTATTCATGTCCAGGATTTAAAGCCAAACGACAAAATTCTTTTCCCAGTAGACCGCCGTATCGAAGATAAAGAATTCATTAATCTTACAGAAATAATTGATCATTCTGATTTGGTTATCGAGAATGGTTATTTCACTCGCAAGTTAAGCGAAAAGTATGGTGCAGCACCAAAGCGTCTTCGTGGGAAACCAGGACGACCAATTAATTCATTGCCAGTAGAGATTGAATTAACTGATGATTTCCTATGGTTTCTTGGTCTATATATTGCTGAAGGATCTACTGGTGGACCGGACAATAAGACAATTCACATTGCTTTGTCCACAAAAGAAACAGATTTAATAAATAGAACAGTAAATGTCCTTGAAAAACTCACTGGCAAAGTAGCAGATATTCGTGATCATACAAAATATGGTGATAATTCTGTAATTGTTGAATTAGCGAATCTTCCATTGTCTCGTGCTCTACCAATTCTTTGTGGTAAGGGTTCATATAACAAGCATTTCCCAGAGTGGGCACAATTTTTGCCAGAAGAGAAGCAGAAAGCCCTTCTTCGTGGGTACTTCGATGGAGACGGCTGCTACCAGCCAGATATCTCTTCTTGTTTTACTTCTTCTAACCATTTGCGTGATCAAATTCTTCAAATGATGGCCAGAAATGGTTTCTTCCCTTCTGTGTATCACAGAACAACTAAGTCATTCTCAAAGAAGATTGACGGCAAGAATATAGTACTCAGCCGAACAGAAAATAGTGCATTCCTTAACTGGATGGACATCCACATTTTTGATGAGATCGATGATGATGTTATTGTCAAGCGTGGACGCAAATACCCAATCGAACACGTTGCGGAAGGTGTATGGATTCCAGTTGAAGAAGTAATCGAATCGGATTACAAAGGTACTATTTATAGTCTGACCATTACAGAAGACCACTCATACTGTGTTTCTGGTATTGCCACGAGAAACACATGGTGGTTCAACATGGAGGACCCTGATGAACAAACTCGTAAGATTCGTGACTGGGCTAGATTACTCTATTCTACTCACCACCTTGTACCTAGTTTAATTGATATCTATACTAGATTCCCTCTCCTAGATATCGAATTGGTTCACCCAGATAAGCGGATCGCTGATTTCTATAATGAACTATTCTTTGATAGCTTAGACTACCAAGAATTTCTTTTTGACCTTGGCCGTGAGCACTGGACTGTTGGTGAAGTATTCGCTATGGGTTCTTGGCATGATGGTATTGGTGCTTGGGAAGAAGATGAGATCATCAACCCCAATGATGTTATCGTCGCTAAAAATCGTGCTCTCAGAACTTATCAATATCATGTTAAGGTCCCTGAAGAAATTAAGCGCCTTATCGAACGTCGTGATCCTCCGCAAGAGTATGCAATGCTTATGCAACTCTACCCAGATGTTGTAGCCTGGGCACGACAAGATAAAGAGATTCCTGTTTCAGATGTAATTATGAAGCAGATTAAATTTAAGTGCGTTGTTGGTTCTACTGATATAATGACCCCAACTGGTCCTGTCCAGGCAAGAGACCTTGCTGTTGGCGATGAAGTGCTCGCATGGGATGAGACTACGAATAAGATTGTTCGCAGTACCGTTAGTCACCAAGGTATTAATGAACCAGAACCAATCTATTGGATCACAACTAAGCAAGGTCGAAAGATTGGTGTTAACTCGGAGCACCCATTCCTTACTGATAATGGCTGGGTAGAAGCTGCCGATCTTTCTATCGGAACAAATTTGTTGGTCGGCCATTCGTATAATCCTGAGATGATTAGCAATGTATCGACCGATGAAGCAAGATTCTTTGGTTTAATGGTTGGTGATGGTAGCTATGGCCATAAAACGATTATGTTCCACAATGAAGACAAAGAAATACTAAATTGGATGAATGAATTCGTTGCCGGATATAGTTGCAAACTATCGCAAGCCGGTGACCGTGAGATATCATTCGTTATTTCACAGGGTGAACAAACAAAAAATCCTAATTTAATCAAGAAATTAATCGTAGATGCTGGTATCAAGGGGCAAACTACTTATACAAAGAGAGTCCCGTCTTGTATTTGGGATGGTGGGCCTGAAGTTTGGGGAGCTTTTCTTGCTGGTTATCTAGATACTGATGGTCATGTTGACTCAAATGGCATGGTTGTATGGACTAGTATGAACCGTTCACTGCTTGAAGATTGTCAAACATTGTTGTCATTCCTCGGAGTAGAATCAAGAATCTATGACGTGCCTAAATATGACTATGCACCGGATTCTGGTTATGGTCACCGTCTAATTGTTGGCAAGCAAGAGGCTAAGTCTTTGCTATCTCATTATGTGCAACCGCTTTGTTCAAGAAAGCAAGTTCCTAACACTACGCCTATTAGAAATACACGCCCATCTAAATTCCCATATGATCAAATTGTAAAAATTGAAATGGGTATTGATGAAGAAACAATGGCCATTGGAATTGATGAGCACCATACCCACATTACTGCTGGCCTTGTAACGCACAATACCAACCCGTGGAGCGAGCATGGTACTCCTATCCTTCTTCGTGCTTTTCGTATGCTTATGCTTGAGGAGTCCCTTAACGCCGCGCAAGATGCTATTGCCGACCGTCTGTATTCTCCTCTTATTCTGGCTACTCTGGGTCTTCCTGACGTAGACCAAGACGGTCCATGGATCCCAGACGCCATGGAACTTCAAAGCCTGAGAGATGACCTCTCCATGGCTATCAACTCTGACTTCCGCTTGATGACCTACCACCACGGTTTGCAGATCCAAAACGCTTTTGGTCGTGAAAGTATGCCACGACTAGACCAGGATTTCCTCAGAGTTCAGACTAATGTCATGGGTGTATTCGGCATTGGTTCAGACCTCATTCAGGGCGGTCAAGGCGGCACTTACGCCAGTGGTGCTCTCAACCGTGAACTTATTACTCAAATGCTTAGCACCTACCAGCATAAGATTGAGAAGTTTATTCGTAGCCGTATGGAACCAGTCGCAGAAAGACAAGGTCACTATGAAATGCGTAACGTGGGCGGTCAGATGGTTCCTGTTATGGAAACTGTCCTCATGGTTGATGAAGAGACTGGTGCTGAATATGTTGAAGAACGACCCAAACTAGCAATCCCCGAAGTTAGATTCCGTAGTATGAACCTACGTGATGAGACCGTAGAACGTGGTTTCTTGCAGCAATTGAGCGCAGCTGGGTTCCCAATCTCTCTTAGCACTCTTGCTGTCAATATACCAATTGACTTCGACGATGAAGTTTCAGCACGAAAAGAAGAGAAGATTAAGACAGTCGTCGCTGAGCAACAATTTAAGAAGGAACTGTTCGACCGCTTGTACACGTTACAGCTTCCAATACCACCAGAATATGTGCAGGAATACCAGGCCTACCTTGCGATGCTTGAAGACCCATCGCTTGGTGCACAGCTTGCTCCAGGAGCTATGGCTGGCCTTGTAACGCCTCCAAGTGCTCCTAACATGACTGGCAATACCGCAGGCAATAGTGATGCCGCAGCTGGTGCTCAAGTGTACCCTAGCATCAATCAAGAAGCTCAACAGCGTCAACGCCCAGAAGAAAGCTATGAGCAGCGCAAAAATCAGCCTAAGCCTTCTAAAAAGGGTCCAAAGAATGGTCCTAAGAAGAAGACTGCATCTGTGTCCGGCTGGGATGAAGACGATGAGTTCGATGAGTTCACAGGCCGAGTTGAATACGGTGATCGTATGAAGTTTGCAGTGCCTTTTGAACAGAAGAAGCGTAAGCGTATGAAGCTCGCTTCTGGTATGAAGATTATTGTTGATGATAGCTATGAGAAGTTTGATGAAGATCAATTCAAACAAAATCTTGCATCATTGATCGATGATCCAATGATCACAGAACCAACAGACTTGAATGAACACAGTAGTGGTGAAGGCGGCATGGACCAGCCTGCACGAAAGCAAATTGATCCTACTGTAGAAGAACCTTTCCCAGCAAACGATTTATAACAACATGAATTATGCATTAATTAATAGATAATGCATTTTTAATCAGGAGTTTTAATGAGCACTCTTTTCAACAATGAGGCACCTCGCATTCTTCCTAAGTCAGCTTTTAATAAGAAAAGCTTTCTTGAAATTGTTAGTCCTTTAATTAAGCTTGACATTATAAAAGAGGGCGAGGGACTTAAGTGCCGCAATTCTCACAAGTTGGACCTAACAAATAGTATCTATGAAAAGATTGATGAAGAGTAATGCTTGCTTCATTTTTCAATACCAGCAATACTTGGTCCGGTTATATAACCAACATCTTCTTCGCTGCAGGTGGTATTTTTACTACCATCAAACTTACAGAAAAGTGGCTTAATAGACACAATTCTAAGAAGATGGAAACTTTAACTAAGCAGTTCGAAGAGTACAAAGAAGATATGGACGATAAGTTCGATCGACTTCTTGCTCAACACGAGACCAATGGTGGGAGCACGAGTAAAGACCAGTGGAACCGTGTGGAATCTATGGTGCGTGACATTAAATATGGTCAAGAAGAGCTACATAACCAAGTTGATGAAATTAAACAAAATTTTGCTGAACACAAGGGTTATCACAAAGGTCTCGTAGATAGAGAAGATTAATGCGTACTTTTAAAAAAGTAAGCCACTGGGATTTTCATCCTCATGTAAGAAGTGGTGATGAACGCACTCTAGGCGAAAAAGCAGCAGATGCAATGCGTCATGGTATGGGAAGTTGGCCATTCGTATTCTCGTTCATGATAATAATGTTTGTATGGATGACTTATAACGGTAGTAATAGTTCTCCGTTTGATCCTTATCCATTCATATTGCTTAATCTTGCTTTATCTACTCTTGCAGGTTTGCAAGGCGCGATACTTTTGATAGCAGCAAAGAGAGCTGACCGTATCTCTTCTGAACTGGCTTCTTACCATCTAAAGGTAAGTGAAGACCACAAAAAAGATTTAGAAGATCACAGAATCATGCTTGAAGAGCTTACAAAATTATTAAAAGAAAAATATTAATAATTCCAAAACATTACAACGATGTAAAAGCGTTGTTAAGACAAAATAGGTTATGAAGATGATTAAATTTGGCGCACCTACTGTAACCTTAATGGGAAGAGAGACCCTCGCTGGCAACTCTCAAAACATTGAGCTTCATAACGTTAATTTTGATGACTTCAATTTTAAACCTGAACCTGGTTATGTTTACGCTGTTTCTAGAGCTATCTCCTCTAGAGTGAATGCTAACTATGATGGTTGGCCTGTAGATCAAATTAAAAAGAGCTATAAGACTTTTGTTGGTCGTCCAATCTACGTAGAGCACAATAATAGTGACCCTGATCGTGCTCGTGGTGTAATCCTCGATGCTGTTTACCGTGAAAGCAAATTAGCTAGTGGTATAATTGATGCCAGCGTTTACTGCCTCATGGAAGTTGATGCACAAACATTTCCTAAGCTAGCTAGCTCAATCATGGAAGGCCAGCTCAACGCAGTCAGCATGGGAGCTGATGTAGAGGGTACTCAATGCTCGGCATGCGGAAAGTATGCCAGCAAGCCTTCCGAATATTGCACACACATCCCTCGTATGAAGGGTAGAAACGTAACTGTTTATAAAGAAGGCAAACGTATCGAGAGCCTTGTTTTTGAAAGTTGCATCAAGCCAAACTTCTTCGAGCTCAGCTTTGTATTCGAACCCGCTGATGAATCAGCTTGGTTACTTCACACGAAACGTTATTAATGCCAATCCTTAAATTATCTAACGAGATAAAGAAGATCGCCCTAGAAGTCGCTAGGGTGCCTATCTCTATTTTAGGTAATTGCCCTCAGTGCCAAAGCAACGCTTATAGAGATGGTATTTGCCCAGACTGCAGCTACATTGATCCACGAGTTCAAGAGGCAATCGCTGAATGGCAAAATGCAATGGGTATTCAACAAACGATGAAGGAACAGCAGCAGAGTCTTGCTGAGCAAAATCCTAGAGCTAAAGCAGCTTATCGTAGCTTATCTTTTGTCGATGTATTACCCGATATTTCTAGATCTAAAGTCAAATGTCCTGATTGTGGAGAGATGACTTTCAACAACGATTCTATGAAAAAGGGTGAATTATCGGGTTCTTGCGATAATCCTAAATGTAATAAAGAAATTGCTGGTGCCTTAGGATTTAAAAGACCTAAGTTCCTGGGCATAGATCCTAGGATGCTAAAAAAAGTACAACGCAACTTTTTAAGCCCAGCTGCAACAAAGATCGAAGATACTAAAAAAAAGCTTAAAAAGAGTGCCAAGGAACAATTTGATCCAGGTGCGATGCAAGACGATTCAATGAATGCAGCAATGGATGGCACCACAAGAATGTGGGAACTGCTTAAAGGCACTGCCGAAGTTGATGCACAGAATAAAAACGACGAAAACGCCAAAAATAATGAGGAGCTAACATGAGCCGTTTCGATGACGAGCTAATCAAGCAGGCAGAAAATGCTTATCAAGAGCGTGGTTTACCTGAGCCAACTACACCTGGTCTTAATTATGATCAGACATCAAACCTTAACTTAGATGGTCCTTACGGCCTTTCTAGCCAGGCTCCTGCTCCAGCAGAAGAAATTGCTGATTGGGAAGCTAACCAGCCTGCTACTCGTTTGCTCGATGTACGTGATCTTGATGCTGCTGACCCACCCACCAATGCTCCTGGTGAAATTGTTGGTGGACCTGGTTCTAGCGCCGTTTATTCAGAAGGTCAACCCATGTATGCTAGCATCAACCCCTTAGATGAGAGCCTGTACAATGTTTACAAGGCTAGTCGTGAGATCCGTGATGCAATCAACGATCAAGTTGATTTTGATTTTACTAACTTAGTCACAGCATCCAATGATGCTTCGACTGTATTTCGTTTTGCAAGCACCAACAGTGATGTAAAGCAAGTCGTTGGTACGATTGCTAGCATCGTCGTAGACATCGAGAATGACCTCTCGAACAATGGTGATTTCCGTCAGGCTTCTGCCGACCTTAAGCAGCTTGAGAGCCTTCTCGAGGATATTAAGAAGGTTGCTACCGCTGATTCAGATGACGACGCCGATGAAGAGTCAGATGAGAAGACTGCTTCTTCTAAGACTTGCAAGAAGTGCGATGGCGATGGATGCAAGAAGTGTGACAACACTGGCAAGAAGCTGAAGAAGAAAGCTACTAACGGTAACCAGGAAACGCTCCAAGTAATCGATGTCCGTGACCTTGATGACCAAGCTGGCGTTTTCGACCGTGACCGTGTTATGCAACCTGACCACAACACGAACGTGCTTGTACCTGAAGAGGTAAATGGTGAGGACGCTGGTTACGTACCCTTCTATAACGATGGTGCTGAGACTGGTCTTACTCCACAAGTAGATCACGACCGCAACCCATTCCCATACGATGGTACTAATCCTGCCTTTGTGCCTTACCAAAAGGCCGCTGCTGTAACACAGGCTGCTCGCGAGAAGATCTTTGAGAGTCTTCAAATCGTTGAGCGCCTTGAGAAGCTGGGCATGGTCCAACACGATGACCGTGCCAAGCACATTGCAAAGTTTGAGCAAATGTCTGATGCGAAGCTTGCTGGTTTCAAAGCTAGCTTAGAGATGCTCGAAGAGTCTGGGGCACGTCAACCTCGGAGCCAGAAAGTGGCAAGCGGTAATAACCGTATGCCAGAAATGGGTCGTATGACAACGGCCTCAACAGCGACTCGCCAGGACATCATGTCTGACGATTTTCTGATGACACTTTAACCAAATCCCCTACTAAGGAGAAAGAAAAATGCTGCAACTCAATAGCGTAGCCAACGTTGGGGTTCACCGTACGTGCACCCCACTGTACGAAAAGTACGAGGCTACACCATACAACACGTTCCTTGACCCCAATGACACGACAAACATCTACTCGGGTATGGTCATGTACCGTACCGGTCCAGATACTGTTGCTAATGCGGGTACAGTCGCTACGGTTACTGGTGCCAAGCCCTTCGGTCTTTCGGCTCTCGACCGCAACCCTAACATCGATGATGTTACTCAGGTTGGCGTCAACACATGGGCTGTCTGGATTGGTGGAGGCAACGCCTTCTTCACCCTGACTGCTCCTGCCTTTGACACCACTCAGAGTTACTCGATCAGCACCACTGGCGCTCGTACAATCTTGTACACCAACGCTAACGGTCAGATCACTTCGGTTTCTGGTTCCGCCAATACTCTTAGCGCCACCCCGGTTGCTGAGCTTATCGACGTTATCAGCCCCACACAGGTTGTTGTTCGTCTCATCCCATTCGGCGCTACAGCCTAAGGTATTTGAAAGGAAATATAATAATGAGTACTATCCTTCCCAATGGCGCAGTTGCCGAGCACCTCGCTCCGCGTACGGCCAAAAAGTCGGACGACTATGTCGCCAATATCTTAGAGGCGCAAGACCGTCTCGAGAAGTCGGCTGGTCGTAAGATTGCCACACGTGAAGAGAAGCAGCGTCGTCTGGCCGGTATTCTGGCCGACAAGGACAACTACATGGTCCGTCTGGGTCAGGGTATGATTGGTCCTATCCAGCTGAAGCTTCGTTACCAAGGTATGACCCGTAACGTTCTCCTGGAAGACCCATTAACCCCTGGTGTACCTGTCATGTACGACGTACTTGACGAGTATGGTCAGGCTTACATCTTGTCTGGTAACGAGGGTGAAGTTCGTGTCACTCCGTTCGAAGGCAAGAAGGTTCCAGTCCGTCTGTTCCGTATCGCCACCTTCCCTCAGATTAAGAAGGAAGACCTCTGGTACCTGCGTGTAAACATCGTTGAATACGCTCAGGACATGTCCAAGCAGGCTATCATGATGCAGGAAGATGCCCGTTTGATCACGGTCCTCGAAGCTGCCATCAACAACTATGCGGTTGACCCCAACCACGTTGTATCGCCTAACCACATCGTTAACGAGCTCTCGGGTTACATTACCCCTGACTCGATGTACGACCTGGTTGCCCTCATCGAAGTTCACCAGTTGGAAGCCAGCCGTTTGCTGTTCAACCCAATTGACTACCGTGACCTTTACAAGTGGGACATCAACCAGACCGGTTGGGCTTTCAAGGACCGTGTTGTTGCCGGTGAGCGTATCGTTCAGTTCGGTGGCTTCCAGGTTCAGCGTTCGATCGAAGTACCTCAGGGTACTGTCTACATGACCCCAAGCCCCGAGTTCCTCGGTGTCTTCCCAGTTATGTACTCACTCGACGTAGAAGAGAACCACACCCCAGAGAAGTTCCACAAGGGTTGGGTCATGGACGAGCTCGTTAGTGAGATAGTGCTTAATCCACGTGGCCTAGGCAAAATAGTCAAAGCATAGTACCTGATCAGGTACCATAAATGGCTCACAGAACTACTCCCTACTCCGAACCCTTCATCTGCATGGTATGCGAGAAAGATTATCTCGCTTATTCACGTAAGACGATGTACTGCTCAAAACGCTGTGCAGATGAAGGACGGAGAAAGGGTTTAAAACAAGTGCCGAGAACTAAATCGGCTATTTGTGTAGGCTGTGGTGAATCTTTTACTAGACCTGAAACCTATCGATCAGCAATGAAATACTGCTCTAACAAATGTTCTCACAAGGAACAAAAGAGCATTAGGGACAAGTTCGTTATGGAACTTAATGATGCCGCCGTTGTATTCCACTCAACATGGGAAATCCGTTTTGCAGCTTGCTGCATGAGATACGGAATCGCATGGAGAAGATATGACGGAGATGACATTGAGACTCCCGCAGGGACTTATCGCCCAGACTTCATTGCTGGCAGAGATGAACGCATTGTTGAAGTTAAAGGTTACATGAACTTTGATTCGGTTGTAAAAATCGAAACTGCTCAAAGATTACTGGGTGATAAATACCTAGTAATAACAAAGAAAGAACTCGTTGAGTTTGAAGAATATGGAACCATTAATGGAAAACCCTTTGATGTAATTTATCAAACTGATCGCATTAGAGATTAGAATGCAAGATTGTTAAGGCTTAGTCTTAACAGTAGTACTGGCCGGGGAGGCCGGGTCCTTGAGATCGCTCCCCGGCTTGTATTAAAGATTCAAAGTAATAAATGTAATACCCTCGACGTAACAACTAGGTATGAATATTTCGTATCTATTGAGGACGAAAGTCCCTTGAAAATAGGAGCATTAAAATGGCAAGAACAGTATCAAAATCAAGCGATGTTAGCAGCGAAAGCACCCCAGTTTCAGTCGTTGACTTGGGTGGTCACTACGAAGAGCACATCGCAGACCCAGCAGATAGAGCAGCGGCTCGTTCAATCGCTGCTGTACCACCAGCCTTTAAAGGTATGCAGGACGTAAAGACTGCAGACTGGATTGAGAATCTGATGTCGGGTGCAACGGTTTTTACGAGTGCAAAAGGCAGCTTTAAGCTAAATGGTGCCGGTTATCACAACAGCATCCAGCCAATCGCAGAAGAAATTCGTCAGAATCCTTACGTATTGAGAGCTGTACAGCGTGGACGCATTGCCTTCATCACTTCTGATGAAGCTATGGAAAAGATTGCTGAATTGCAAGATGAAAATAGCACAAGCGAAAATCACATGGATCACCTCCGTGAAAGCCTTGCTGCAGGAGCTAGCGACAACAACGGCATGTATAAGATTCCCCTTCCTGATGAAGCTGAGCCTAAGGGCCCATCGCAGTCATGGGAGCAGATCTGGTCTAGCAGTACCAGTACTGCAAAACAAAAGAACGTATAACAATCGGTGGACTACAAAGCTCCACCTCACAGAAGGAGCTTAAATGAGCGACGAGACCAAGAACACAGTCAATAACCCCGTCATTGCTGAGCCTCTGGGCGCAGTAATCCCTAGTGGCGTTGTATTGAGCGGTACGACTATCTTCAGTGAGCCATGGTTCAGTGTCTGGTTGCCTCAGACGTTCCCTGGTACTGTCAGTGGTGGTTATGCACAACCTACTCTTAGTGGTAACGGATGGTCTGGGCAGAACAACGTTGGTTTAGTTTTCCAGAACGACCAGTACAACACTACAATTCGAGGCAACTAATGGCGGCTAAGATTAGCCCCTTAAAGAATACTGTTGTCGCTACCCAAGCATCACCAAACACCACTATTGTTGTAGGAGTTGCTATCCCGACTATAGCTGCAGCAACGACGTATGCTGCGTCAACGACTAACTCCACTACGTTCCAAACTGGACAAATCCTAAATAGAATAGGCGATATATAATGGCTCCAATTACTCCAAACCCTTCTGCTGAAGCCCAAAATAAGTTACTCCTTCGTGGTGTAACCCGTGGCGGTGCTAACCCTTGGTACGAGGCTATCGATCCTGCAATCATGGTCAATGCTGCTTCCACGACCAGTGGAATCCTCGAGCTTTCTGTTAACACGAATGTAACTACCTTCACCATCAGTGGTGCCGGTGGTAACTCCACAACGATCACTGGTACTTCAACTGGTACTCAGGTCAGTGGCCTCATCGCTGCTTTGGCTGCTGGTCCTCTTAGTGGTCAGACATTCTACGTCAATGCTGGTAATGCTAATTACCTGTATAACACGACGACTAGTATCATTGTCCCTTCTGGTGCAGTGCTTACTATCATCAGTGGTACTGGTGGTGTTCCTACGATCACTGCTTTCGCTTTTAGTGGCACAGGTGCTGAAGGTTTCACATACCCCAACTACGTTGGTGTTCCCAACGCTGTGCCAACATGGGTAGATGATGCAACGGTTCACGCAACGCAGGTCGGCTTCAACGGTCAAGCAGTCCAGAGCACCACACTCAGTGGTGTTGGCCTCGTTACCCAACAGCAGGTTCGTCAGATCCAAACCAGCTTTAGCGAAACACAGCAGTATGCTGGCTACCAGGCCTCATACAGCGGTAACCTGTACCAGACTGGTCAGAAGAGAACGTACCGTCAGCAGAGCTAATGGAACACTTACCTTTTCAAATAAAGGTTAATGCAGTGATAATTATAGCCAATGGTGACCAGGAAGATCTTGGCACCATTGGTTCTACTGCTTTAAAGGATGATGATGGAAACAGTACTGTCATCAAGAACTAGGTCTAATTTAGTTAATGCCATAGTAGGTTCTGGGTATTCTGCCAGTGAACCAAGGTATTCTGCTTGGGGTATTGGACCAGGGAATGCTAGTGCTACAGATGTAGCTCTTTTCGATCCTGTTGGAAGTCCTGTATTAGGAACGTATGGTACTACAACTACTTCTACTAGTGGTGATACCTTTTTTTGCAACACTGTTTTAACTGCGAGCGGTTTTTATGAGGTAACCAACGTCGGTCTTTTTGATAATAATTCTACTCCAGCTGTAGGCCAATTAACAAGTCAAGTAAACCCAGGACAAACTACCCTTTCCATCAGCAATTATGATCTGTTCCCAAGCTCATACCCCTTTTATGTTCAAGTCCTTACTGAGGTCATGACGGTGGTTTCTGGCAATGGTTCAAATGTTTTTGATGTAATTAGGGGTACAAATGGCTCTAGTATATTGACAACGATAATTCCATCTTTTACACCAGTTGTTGGACCAGCTGGTAACTTGTTCATAAAAAGCAGCTTTGCTGGAATAAGTTTAAATTTTGGCGATTCAATAGAATTTAACATTAGCGTTCAATTCGCATAAGGAGCTTTTATGGCTAGCAGTTTTAACTCCAGTTTCTATTTCCCGCAAGAGGGTCTTAACTACCTTCTGAACGTATTCCCACGCAATGCCGCAACTGCTTCTGGTACAACATATATCGGCCTTACTGGTACAGCATGGTCCACAATCAGTGGATATGTAGCTGCTTCTGATCAACCAATCACATTGAACTCTGGTACATACACTGTCCTTGAAGTATCCGGTATGACTGGTTATACACGTCAGCCAATTACTGCTGCTACTTGGAATGCTCCTGCATCTAACTCGATTACAATTAACACAAGCACAAACATTCCTGTTCAGTACACAACTACATCAAGTGGGTTCACCTGGACCAATACCGGAGCTACATACTCGGGTGTGAATGGCATTTTCATTACTCTTGGATCAGTCACCAACAGCAACAGCTCAGCTGGTGCAGTTATTTGGTATGCTCCATTCTCTGACCTTAGTACGGTAACCCTAGCCTCTGGTGATAGCATAACTGTTACACCAACATGGCAGATGGCTTCTTACCCCTACTAATCTCTTTGGAGCCTGTCTAGATGGCTTATCCTACATACGTTATACCCAGGTCGATACCTGGTGCTGCTACCCCAACGTACTTATCTGCTGCATTAGTTAGCGGTTACGCAACTAGCCAGACTATTACTGCTGCTAGTACAATTGGTTGGTATGAAGTAAGCTCTAGCGGCACATTATCTTCTAACCCCCTCGGCACCAGTGGTGTATTCACACTGGTAGTTGATTATGGAACAGTTACTGAAGAAAAAGTATTATGTTCTGGTGCGATAACAATAGGTACGAATGTACCAATAACTGTTTGGTATGATGGCACGAACAATGGCCGTGGGTATGATGGAACGCCAATTAGTGCGCATGCTAGCGGTACCTCCGCTAATTATAATGTTTTCCCTGTAAGAACAGCAGTAGATGATTTACAATTCAATTCAGCAACCGCTACATCTTTGCAAATATCAGGTGGTACTGTAAGCGGTAACCTTGTGGTTGCTTCTGGTCTTACCGTAAGTGGCACATCAACATTCGGTGGCCTCAGCGTAAGTATAGGTGGTACGGGCATTGTTGGTTATGTAACTATTAGTGGTGTGGGTGGTGCATTAAACTCGTACACTATTACTGGAACTAATGGTGTATTTCTAGGGTCTCTCGTCTCGAGCGGGACTCTCACCGTCGCTGGCACAACTACTTTGCAAGGTGCCACTACAGTAAACAACAGCTTGAATGTGAATGGTTATACATCGCTTAGCGGGTTAGAAGTTTATACTTATAATGGTGGAAGCTCTGCTCAGACTCTAAGGCTGCAAGACGTAACTAGTAGCAGTGGAGTTTATCTAAGAGCATATAACAATGGTGGATTAAGTATTGTTAACTCTGCTTTTAGTGCACCACTTTTCCTCGTAGATAACAGTGGCAATACAACATTTTATGGTGCATTAAACGCGGGCAATAGCATCATTTCAGCAAGTGGAGTGACCATAGGGGGTACACCATCAACAGGCAACCTAGTAATTGCATACGCTGGTGGTTTTACTAACACTCTCACTACACAAAGCTTGAGCACCAGTGTCACCAACACGTTACCTAACCAAACGGGTACTCTCCTTAACACGTACGGTGGGCAAACAATATCTAATGGAC